TTATACTTAGGAGTTACTTTTGTACCCCCAATAAAGGCATTAATGGACTTAACAGAGTCTTCCCACAAAGGTTTAGCCTCTGGTTTGAACGCAAGCATGGCTGGGTTAATAGTAGGGATGAATTTATCATTCACTACTTTACCAGAGTATTCTGTAACAGAACTCTTACCAGTAAAGAGCTTGAAAGGCTCTGAACCGATTAGAATTACCCAATCGTACGCATCAGCAATAGATGTCTCGATTACTACGTCTTTCTTAAGAACTTTCTTAAGAGTAGGATCATTAGTAAGAGATACCTTATCATACTCGAAATTAAACTGTCTATAGACAGTATTAGTAGGTTTAGTTTCTACTATCAGTACTCGGGCCATTCTCTTGTTTTCAACTTTCTAATTTGTTCTTGTGTTAAGCTTCCTGGGTCGGCACCTTCATCGAAATAGTTGGTCAACACTATATTCTTAGTGTGAAATCCCATACTATCTGCTAGAGGTATTACTTTTTCAGCTGCTGCCTGTCCTGCTTCATCTCCATCGAATAATACATGCAGCTCATGTACTCCTAGCATTTTCAATAGGCCAAGTTTATCCTCATTGACTGTTTGAGTTCCGAAAGCTGTCATAACAAAAGTAATACCATTATCATATAGCTTGAGCATATCAAACACACCTTCAACAAGTACAATCGTACTAAATTTAGGTTTATTTGTCATAGGGTATATTGGAGCCTGTGTACCAGCAGGATATAGTTTATACTTAGGTTTCGCAAATGGATCAAATGATCGTGCAGAAAAGTTAGTAATTTTTCCTGTAATATCATAAATAGGAAAAACTAACCTATTGGAAAACTCCGTTTCATACGTAAAAGCTTTGAACTTTTTATATGTAGCAGCAGAAATACCACGATAATCTTCATCCCAAAAGATTGCATCCTCAGGTATTTGGAGTCCAACTCGTTCTAGGGCTGTTTGTTCGATCTTCTTCTTTAATGAATTACGAAGCATATCTAGTCTGGATTGTTCTATTCCAAACTTACTAAATATATTTCCTCTATGCCCGCAAGAAAAGCAATGAAAAATACCAGTAACCCTATCCATTCTCATGGAAGGGTTACTGTCATCATGTTCTGGATTTAGGCATTTTATTAAGAAGTCTTTGCCACTAGGTATAAAGACTATCTTGTGCTTTGTTAGCACTTCTTCGACATTCATGTCAAGATCCTATTTTTAGAAGTATAGCACGAAGATTAGATACTGTCAAGATTAATTTTTCCAGCTTCTATCTTCCACGCCTTCTTTTTCGCCTTCTTCTTCATCTTTAGCAGCTACTACAGCAGAGTCTGGTCCGATCTTAAGCGTATCCCAATCCATACTAGAAGTAAAGTTAGTTTCTGAGTTTCTTCTATCTTTTGTACAAGTGAACGTCATAGCACAATCATCCTTTTGATGGGGGTCCAGAGTAAAAGCCGCATCCGCAGGGTCTAGAATACCTTTTGCGAATCTAGCTTCTCCACTAGCATCGATCTGATATGGGCATACAACAGGTATTCCGAACTTCTGAGCAATATCTGCCTTCAAGAAGTTAGCTACCTCAATCTGCTCTCCCCAATCAAATGAACCTTTTTTAGAAGGTATTTTAGATAGTTTGATTTTGTTGATGTAGTCAATGATAATAACTGATGGCTTAATCAGAGGAACTTTGCGTTCGCACTCAGACCTAATTTTAGATACAGTCATTTGAGGATCATAAATAACTTCAAACCTAGACTCTTTTAGAGGTAGGGTTATCAGCTTTTTATGAAATTCATCAAAAGAGATGTGTAGTCCGTAGTGTTCTTTAAAAAAATCTTCGCCGCCCTCATACCTAGCGGACCACCACTTAGCTACTCGAAACAGTTCGTCCGAAGACAGAGTTCTGTTGCGTAATCTGTAAGCGGAAACATTTGCACCAATAGAGGCAACACGCTGAATAATATCGCGCTGGTGCATCTCTATAGTGAAGTACATTGAAGATTTATTCTCTGCTTGCATGTTAGCCATGACATTGGCGCAAACTAGAGATTTTCCTGATCCTCGTCTACCTCCAATCATGATAAGATCTTCGGGGGTATATTGGATCACGGAGTCAAATTCAGTATTTAACCCTAAGGGTATATAACGGGATATAACTTCTTGCGGCTCAAACAGTGCTATCCTTTGCATTGTTTCTTGTTCTTCATCAAGATCGATACGCTTTTCAATTCCTACAATAACGTCTTGTAGAGCTTGAATAGTTTCAGCAGCACTTTCAAAGGCTACGGAATTGTCTATAAGTTTCGTAACTCCCTCAAACACTAGACGTTGAGAGTAGTCGTTTTTTAGAAACTCTAGAAGAATTCCAGCATCAGTATCTACGTCTACTTGTTCAACAATTGCTACTCGTTGTAGCAACTGCTTACTTTTAGCATCGAATTTAAGCTCTTCGAAGGTAGGTAGCTTGTTGAACCTATCTACGAATGAGGAAATTTTATCATATAATGAAGAGTATTCAGGAGTAAGATAGTTTTTTCTGAGCGAAGACCAAGTAGAAATATCCTGTTGGGTTAGCAACTGCTTAAATAAAGCACCAGCAAGATCCAAAGTATTTCTCCAACAAAAACGGGGCGGAAGTTGCCTTCCACCCCGCTGTTGCTCATTAGACTAAAAAATTAGGCTTTTGCAGCAGCTTTTGCAGCTTTTGCGGCGCCCGAATAGTCCTTAGCGTCAACTCCACGACGAGTTAACATTGTCTTTACTCCGCGCTCAGAGCGATCAACTTTAGCAGCGATTTCTGCTACAGTCATGTTCGCTAGGTCTAGACCTTCGAACGCGTCTTCTGCTTTAGCAACGTGCTTAGACGCTGGAATTGCAGAAATTTCCTTTGTACGAAGGAGCGAAAGCGCCTTACCGCGTACCGAAGGTACAGTACGGTTCAACTTGGCAGCGATATCTTCTAGGAAGGCATCGGCATTCGCCATTTTGATGAAAGTAGCTTGTTCATTATCATTGAACGTGCGCTCGTAAACTTTCTTTTCTGTTGGCTTAACAGCAGAAGTAAGTTCCATAGAAAGAACTTTACCTTGAATCTGCTTAGCACTGAAAGTGCCGTTATCGAAAGCTGTTGCGATCTCTGCGAAAGTGTACTCTCCAGAATTCTTAACAAGGAATTCACGAAGCGCATCTTCTTGTGCTTCAGTGAAGGTTTTTGTTGCTACAGTTGCCGACTTCTCGACGTCATAGCCTTCTTTACGAAGTTTCGAAGCGATCGAACGGGCAGTTGTTTCCAATTCTACAGCTGCTGCATTTACAGTTTGAATAGATACTGGTTCTTCGTTGCCTACATAAGCTACTAGAGCTGCAAGGCGGGTTTCATCCCATTTTGGTAGTGCCATTATATTAGTTCCTTTATATTATTAATAATAATTGTGCCATTGGCACGTGCTTTTTCAGTTTTTGTGCTTTCAACACCGGACTCATTCACCAGATACTTGGTTGTTTTCGTTACGCTTTCTACTACATTGTACCCTTTTTCTTCTAGGTATACGTAGGCTTCTGCTTTAGTTTTGAAAGACTTTAGTTTTCCAGTGATACATACTGTATTTCCTGTAGTAGATTTCTTTTCAGCTATGAAAGAAAAGGGTAATTCTTCCCAATTCTCTGTATCTAGCCAATTAAGAAGGTTAGTCGCGGCTTTAGGGCCAAGAACAGAATTCGCTAACTTTTCTGTGATTTCACTTAAATGATTAATATTAGCGCATATCTTATCTGAGGCTACTTTGCCTATTAGTGGTATGCCCATAGCAGGGAGAACTTGGTTTAGGCTCGCAGTTTTACTTTTTTCAATGTTTGCATAGAGCTTATTACCTAACGCTTCTCCGAGACACTGGCTTATATCAACTGGTTGAAGCCAATAAAGTTCTTCAATAGATGATATATTTAGTTTGCGAATTGCTGCAGGTCCTAACCCGATTATTTTAAGGACCTTTCCAAAGTTTTCAATTAGTTTGAGTCCTTGTGCGGGGCAGTCAGCATTTCTACAATAAAGGATGAAATTAACGATCTCAAGCGTACTGCTACAAGATGGGCAATGTTTTGGGGCTTCGATCTGTGTCATCTGCATCTCTTTACTGTCCTTATAGTATACCCCCGTAGACCATCAAAGTCAAGGAGAATTTTTTTAGGCTGATCGAGTAACGC